GTACCGATGCCCACCACAACTATCATGACTACCGCAGCTACTACAGCATTTATTTCTGTAGCCGCTACTTTGACTGCTACTTCCTTGTTTAAATACTTAGTAATGGTTTTTAAACCTCTACTTAAGACAACATGGAACAAAATAACAAAAAGGGGGAGTTCATCAAATTCATTGTCCTCTGCTGGTCAGCCGGACTCTTAACGTCTAGCTATGCTGGGTTGATGCCTAAAATGGATCCCACTTATGTTGCATCAATCCTTAGCGGTACTCTTGCTACGTTTTCTATTACTAGAGAAAGAAAGGAATGAAAAAGCTTCTTTTAATTTTGCTGATGTTGGGTAGCCCTGCAGCAGCGCAACAAGTCACCCCTAACTTTACTCAGGGGTCTATGCAATCCACTACTACTACCACTGTGGATATTGACCGTACTATTGCGACCAATGTTTATGGTGGCGATTACAAATCATGGTCTGGAACCAATGTAACACCAAGTGGGGACATTTTAGACGCCTCCACCACCTATTCTGTAACCAATGCAGGAGAACAGTTTCAACTAGAAGTAGTGACCAGAGCAGCTGGAATTATCGAAGACAGCCTGGTAACCGAAACCATTCAACAGGTTTCTACCACTACCTCTTTGTCGGTCTTCTCTCAGTAAGTACACCTGTATTTGCACAAGAAGATCCTAAAGTCCAAAACACTTCTAACCCTGTAGCCGCCGCTACGGGTAATGTCACGAATCAAGCGGTGCAATTCCAAAACAATGGAGCACCGTCCCGTCAATACTTTGCAAATTCTAATAGCTGTAACGGAGCTACCATGACGTTTTCTCCATTTTATATGGGGAATGATACTGTTCCGTTTGAACAAACAGGTTACGTCAGAAGCAATAACTGGGGAATGCAACTTAACTTTGCTATTCCTTTAGATGGTGAGATGACAGAGATTTGCAAAGGTATCGCCAAGAAGCATGAACAAAAAATGAGACTTGATTACGAGTTAGTTCGTGCCTTGAAATGTACGGAGATCATGAAAGCTGGCTTTACTTTTAGACCCGGTTCTCGTGTTGAAGTGCTTTGTCATGATATTGTACCTATTGTAGCATTAACCCCATGATAGAAGCACTTGTGTCAGCCGCTATCGCAGCTATTGCTGCTGGAGCTGCTCTTAATAGTCGTATGCATAACCGCGTCAACGACTTAGACCGCCGTATTGATACGTTTGAGTTGCGTGTAGCTACCAACTACGTACCTAAACAAGAATTTACAACAGCCATTAAGAAAATAGAAGATCACATGATCCGTATTGAGAACAAAATTGATCAAATTGTACTGAGAAATGGCTAAAAATCGTGCAAGTGAAGACACATTTAACGAGCTTCACAATCTAATTACAAAGGAGTTCTTAGCACGAATTAAAACTGGTGAAGCTACGACTGCTGATCTTAAAGCAGCAGCTGATTGGTTGTCAAAAAATGATATCACAGGTGTGGCCGTTGAGGGTTCTGCTCTCAGCGGCCTTGCTGATATTATGCCAACCATTAATTTTGATGAAGTCCAGAAGGCAATTAGACGCTAATGGCTCCCAAAAAGAAACCGTATTCACAACTAAAGAAAAGTGCGAAGAATTACCGCGACAATGCAGCCGCTCGGCGTCATAAAAACGCAGAGAATCGGAAAATTAATCAACGAGAAGACCGCAAAGCCTACCGAGCCGAGCACAACCGAGTCCGTAGAGAAGACGGTAACTACGGCAAAGGAGGAAAAGACTACTCCCAAACCACGTCGGGCACGTTCGTCCGCGAAGACCCGTCAACAAACAGAGCCAGAAACCGAGCAAAGCTGAGGATTAAAAAATGAAAGAAAAAGATTGGCCTAGTATTAAAGACGCTAAACAACCTAAATCTACTCCAGTCAAATACTACCCTGACCTTAACAAAGGTAAAGGTGGGTACGCGCCCGTTCGTAAAGCTTCCGCTAAGAAGAAAAAGAACCGCAAGTATGCTGCCTAGGATATGACTCCTCTGCTCCCCAGTCCTGATCACTACCTTCAAAACCTAATAACCATGACCAGTCCAGAAGCGAAGAGGCTCTGGAGAAGAGCCATCAAGGAACACTTCAACTGTCAATGCGTTTATTGTGGAGAACATTATGAATTACATGAACTTACACTTGACCATGTTCGTCCTCGCTGCTTTGGCGGTGAAGATCTTACCAGTAACCTCGTGCCAAGTTGCCGCAAATGTAATCAGGACAAAGGAACAAATAACTGGCTTACCTGGATGAGACAAACTTTTGGTCTACATCCAAAACGTGAACAACTCATTCTTTCGCACATTAAATAATGGCAAAACCTACTTCATCTCGTGAGCGTAGCAAACGGACTGCATCTAAGCGTCCTACGTCTTCTAAAACTCGTCCCGTACGTTCACGTGCTTCTACGGCTAACGTAACTTCTTCTGAAGGCCGTACTTCTACCGGCAGTGCTAAAGTTACTAGCGGTAGCCGTGTTAACCGTGCAGCCCGTACTGCTAGTCAGCGTGTCAAAAGTTCTGGCTATGCCGCTGACGTACGTGCACTTAAAGCTGCTGCTCAAAAAGGAGGTGCTGCTGGTCGGGCAGCTATTAAAAGACTTG